GAATTATATAGTAAAACAATAGTTCAGTATGAAAAAAGTGGTATGAAAGATTTGGTTTCTACATTAGATAAACATATTGAAGAGTTAAGTGATTTTGATAGGCAAGATTTAACAGAACTCTTTAATGAAATAGTAGGAGATGCGTAATGCATGATATTATTCTTTTTTTAGAGGAATTAAAATCTTTGTTATTGGATGTAGAACTTGATGGAGAAGAAAAAAACGAAACTATTGTAGAGGTCATAGATTTAATAGACAATAAAATCATTGAGCTAGAGTCTTAATTGTTACATTATATAATAACTACTTTACTAGGGATAGTTGCCATCTTTTTTGGGGTGGTAATAATTTACGCACTAAGGCGTATAAATACATACGAAAACATAATACTAAACATAAGCAATACTATAGAATCTATAAAACTTCAACTTAAAACAATTGATGATAAAGGCACATTTGAATCAGATGATGAAGTTGGTTTTTTCTTTACAGAAATAAAGCAACTTGGAAATGAATTAGAAAGTCTATTTGAAACAGAGGTTGAAGAAAATGAAAAAGAGAAGAAAGAAAAGTAAAGTATATTTTGGAACGCCAGTACATGATGCTATCATAGAGTATAATAAATCCGAAGACACAGGCTTTAGACACAAAATATACACAGAACAAATTCATCCAGCTTTCATGAAGTTGGCTGAAAATATAATAAATACTTTTAAGTTTAGTTATTTTAGTTATGGTTTTAGAGACTTACAAGAAGAAGTGGTTTCTAATTTAGTTTTAAATATGCATAAGTTTGACCATAATAAAGGCAGTAAAGCATTTAGTTACTTCTCTGTTGTAGCAAAGAATTATTTAATATTAAATAATAATGCTAATTATAAAAAATTAAAAATCCATGATGATATTGATGTGCTTTATGGTCACGGCCAAGATGATGAAAAAATAGAAAAAAGTCCATCAACAGATGTTTTCAAAAAAACACTTAAATACTTTGAAGATAATATAGAAAGACTTTTCCCCAAATCACAAGATAGAGATATTGCTGAATCAATATTATATCTTTGTAGACATAAAGATAACATAGATAACTTTAATAAAAAAGCTATATACATAATGATTAGAGAAATGACAGATGTTAAAACTTCTAAAATAACTCAAGTCACAAATACTTTTCGTAAGGTATATCCTAAAATACAAGAGGAAGTTCTTAGTCGCGGTCACATCGACAACTTAAGATACACAGGTTCTTTGATATAATATTATAACCATACTATATTTATAAGTATGGAAAAAGACTTCAATATATTTGGTGATAAGAACTTCTCAGACTTGTCTCAAGAAATATACGAAAATAACAAGTTAAAGAAAACTCAAATTGACTTGCTAATCCAAGAGGTGCATGGTTACATACAAGGTATCGAGGATATTGCTATTGTAGGTCCTATAATTAAGGAACTGATGGATGTCGGTATAAAGAATGATGATAATCTTGTGAAACTAGCTACTATATATCAACGAATAATGTCCAAACAACCCATTGATGATAGTGATGTTGGTTTATTATCAGAGGAAGAAAAAGAACAACTCATGGCAACTTTAGAAGATGTGACAACTGATTTACAAAAAAAGAGCGATGAGATTGTTGATATGACAAAGATAAGAAAGAAATACGGAAACACATAATATGCCAGTAGGAAGATCATATGATGATTTGGTAACTAAAGCAATAGAATTTAATTTAGCTATTGTAAATCAAGTTTATTTAAATGAGCTAGAACCATCACAAGAAGAAAATGAAAATTCTCAGATTGTTGAAATAAAGCCTTTGAATACAGTATTACCAACTGTACAAAAAAGATTAAAAGCAAGACCACTTCAAAGAGGCTTAAGTGATTCGATAACTAAAGGTGATTTAGTTTTATTTTGTCAAATAAACAAAAAAGTTTTTTATATAGGACCTCTGAATACATTTAATCAACCCAATGTGTCGCCAAATCATTTTTTCTCACAACAACAAACAAACAAAGGTTTACTTGAATCAAATGTGACTAACGATTTTGGTTACGGTGTTGAGTATCCATTTATAGGAATAAGAAAACTATCTAAATCAACAAAACCAATATTAGATAAATTAAGTTTTGAAAGATATAACGCATCTAAACACTCAGATTTTATACTAGAGGGTAGGCATGGTAATGGTATTAGAATTGGTTCAAGATCAATAAATCCAATAATAAACATAAGTAATAATAATTTTGGTTCTGAGGAATCTTTAACACAAGGTTCTTTAATTTCTATGTTATCCAATGGTTCTTTAGCACAAAATTTTAGTGATATTAATTTTAGATTGTCAGTAGATACACCAACTGAAGAAGTAAATAATTATACAATAAATGGTGGTAATGATGCTACAGAGAATTTTTATAAATATGATTATTCAGTAGAAATTGAAGAAGAAACAGAGAAGATTGAATTTGACCAAATTATAATGTTTTCTGATAGAATTACTTTTGATGCTAGAAGCACAACTGCTGGAGACTTTACTGTGTCAGCAAACAACAACATAAATTTTGGAGCCAGAAAGAATTTCACTTTGAATAATTCAGGTTACTCAGTTATTAATTCTGGTAATATTTATTTAGGAAAGGAAGCTAAAAATAGAACTGAACCTATGGTATTAGGAAATCAGTTAAAAGAATTATTAATAAGTATTGTGGAAATATTAAGAGATTCAAGAGCGTTAGTACAAGGAGTACCAGTTCCTCTTGTTAGACAGGACTCTAGTCCGATATTAACACAAGTAGAAGCAATATTAGGTAATTTAAATAATGAATATAAACCAGAGGTTGACATAGAGGATCCCAATAATCCTAATCCAATTGCAGATAGGTCAATTGGTGGTCCTTCTTTCTTTAGTAATCATTATTTTATAGAACCAAACAGACCAAATGAAACACAGGAGAATGTATAAATGAAGGTTAATATATTTAAGAAATTAATAAGAGAAGTAGTTAGAGAAGAGTTAGATTATAAATTTTCTGCACTTGAAAAAAAGTTAGATGAAGTGTTAGTTAGCAGTAATTCTAATAGTATAGTAGAAGATAGAGCGCCACAACCTACCGCATCATCATACAAAAAGATGATGGCAAATCCAGTACAGACTGATAAATCAGTCGCTCCTTTGACTAAAGATTCTATTCTGAATGACATCTTAAATGAAACTGCAGCAGCTGGTGATTGGAAAAACATTGATAGGGAAACTGAAGTTAAATCTGTAAAAGATAGTACCCAAAATTTACCCGACCATTTGGCAGATGCTTTCAATAAAGATTATTCTCAAGTAATGCAAAAAGTAGAAGAAAAAGCAAGGTTTAAGAATGGGGCTTAAAACAGACATAGAGCAAGCATATATTGATAATTTTGGTCAATCAATTTATGACCAAACTACTCAATCACAAAAAGATAAACTATCTCGATTAGCAGAGGATTTAACCAATGCTATTAGTTCATTTATTCAAGCACAGACATTTACTGTTACTAAATTACAAGCATCTCAACAAGGTGTTTCAACTACACCAAGCCTTACTACACCAACTGGTATACCACAACCACCAAGTACGCCTGCGATTCCATCTAATATACCTCCACTTGTAATACCAAATATTACTGTTAAGATTGACGAAGATGGTTTAGCAACAGATAACGCCGGTAGTAAAACTGAATCCTTACAAAGTCAAGTTAGACTTAAAAATGTAGAACCAGAGAGTCTTTCATAATGCCAATACTAGATAGAAGAAAAGATAGATTTATTGACGACCAAGACAAAAGAGTCTCAGTAGGAATAGACTTTCCTCTCGCAAGAGTTGGTGGTGGTGATGGATATTTTAAAACTACCAAGACTACTGTAGAATCTATTAAAAATAATATTAAACTTCTTTTACAAACAGAGCAAGGAGAAAGGCTTTTCCAACCAGCTTTGGGTATGAACTTGAGAAGTGTTTTGTTTAATCAAATAACAGAAGATTCAAGAATAGAAATTGAAAATAACATAGTTGACACATTTAATACTTGGTTACCTTTTGTAGAGTTGAGGCAAATAGATGTTGATACTGGTAGACAAGACCAAAATCAAATTAAAATAAATATAACATTTAATATAAAGAGGGCACCCAATTCTTTAGATAGTGTTCAAGTTACATTTGATGGTGTTGGTGGTGGAGACATTACAACAACTGAAACAACTGCTGGAGTAACAACTAGCGGAACAACAAGTGGTGGAGCTTACTAATGGCATATACAGACAAAGAAAAGTTAATTCCGACAAATGTAAACTATACAAGTAAAGATTTTAGTTCTATAAAAGCTGACTTAATTGAATATACTAAATCTTATTTTCCTGATACATATAAAGATTTCAACGAGACATCACCTGGTATGATGTTAATAGAATTATCAAGTTATGTTGGTGATGTACTTTCATATTATATTGATTACAATTATAAAGAAAATCTGTTAGCAACAGCAACTGAAAAAAGAAATATAAGGAGATTGGCAGAGTTCTTAGGTTACAAGGTAGAAAATAAAACTCCATCAGTTGTGAAGTTAAAGGTAACAACAAC